TTTATAATATGAACTATGATTTTTTATATTTTGTATCCAATTAAGAAATCTAATTGGAGTAGGCAAGACCACCCATACCACTCATGATACGAAGGACATTGTAGTTAGTGGCGTAGACACGTACTTTAGCAGTGCTGGTTCCGGCAACGGTAGCGTTGGAAAGAACAAGTTGTAAAGTGGCGTTATCAATACGGGAGAAATTGCAACTTCCGGAAGGTTGGTGTTCTTCGGGACGAAGGGCAAAGCTGTAAAGATTGATACCGCTGTCAGGGGCGCGGGTGTGGTGTTGGAAAGGTTGGACTTGGTCGAAGTAACTACCTTCACGTTCGGAGAAACGATCTTGGCCGTTAAGTTGAAGTTTGGCAACAACAACAGGGTTAAGACCCCAGCAATGCATGTCAAGAGCAGATTCACCAAGAACGAATGTTCCGGCATCAGAAACACCAGAGTCGGCACCAGCATCTTCAGGAGGGATGACTTGGGCATCATTGGCATTGGGGTCTTCGAAAGCACCACTGCTGATGAATCCGTTTTGGCCAGATGTGGCAACGGGTCCACCGAAAGAGTGTAAAGCATTGGGTAAAGCATCAACGGCATCAGTGTAGTTGAAGGGTTGGGCACCAAGTACTTTGTTAAGAAGAGTTCCACCTTGGTAAGAAGCGCAGTAATCTACGTTGGAATCAGGTTGGACAACCCATACAAGTTCTTTACAGGGGTGGTTGAAATTGAGTTTGATTTTGTTGGAAGAGGAACCGACAGATTCATCACCAGTGAATTGAAGTTGTTCAATGAGGTATTCGTGGGGGTTTTGAGCCATTCTGCGACGTTCATCGGTATCAAGGAAGATATAATCAACGTATAAAGAAGCGGCAACAAGGGATTGGTTGTAAGCAGTTGTTACTTGTACGTTTCCGTTTCCGTTAAGTTCAGAAACAGCCCATAAGCATTCGTCAATGGGGCGGAGGTCAAGGTTGATTTTGACTTCGTGGTATTGAAGAGCGATTAAGGGAAGAGCAAGTCCAGGATTGCAGCAGTACCAGAATTGGAGGGGTACGTAAAGTGTGGTTTCGGGAAGAGCATTGCGAGGAGCACATACATTTACGGGGGCATCACCACCACAGGGTCCGTTGATATCAGCGAATGAAGGGTCAGTGATGTAAGTTAAAGCAGTTGTGTTACCGATCATTTTGAAGTATCCACGTTGTTGTTCAGCAGAAAGGGTAAGTTGAGTCCAGATGTGCATCCAGTCACCATATTGACGATCAATGCGTTGACCACCAATTTCTACTTCAACTTGGGAGATAAGTTGATGTCCAGGGAAATCTAACCAGCGAGCGTATACATCGGTATCTTCGCTGTTGCGCATGGATTGATTGATTTCAGGAAGAGTGACTTGGAGATAAGTGCGGTATGCAAGATCACCATTACGGCTGATTGTGCAAGTTACACGACGTCCGAAATCGGCTTGTCCGTTGAATGTTTGTTCGATTGATTCCATGGCAAAGTTAGTGTATCTGCGATAAGTTACTTTCCAGAAAGTGATTTGAGGATTACCAGTGAGGTACACATCTTGTGCACCATAAGCTACGAGTTGCATGAGTCCACCGCCCATTGTTATAATATTGCTAAAGATAAAAATTTTTTTGATTTTAATTTAATTAATTTATTTTTTTATTAAAAATAATTAAACATGTAACATTTTTTACCCAATTTAAGGTGTGGTAATATTATCTTTAATAAATTTTTTTAAATATGTATCTGAGAAATATTCTTTTTTATTCTCGTGTTTTTTATTGAAAATATAGCATCCATTTACCTTTTTTACCGACCAGCCCCTTTCTAAAGCATTATGAATAAACAACATGATTTGCAATTGAACATCATTAATATTAGAAACATCAGTCATTTTCATAAAGTCTACCATTTTTTATTTCAATATATTTGATTTTTGTCTCTTTATCGAATATTAGTAAATTAATATATAAAAATAACATATATTTCTAATTAAGACATGCCCTTGTTTAAACCAAAAACAAATAAGGCGTTAATTGTTGATAGTCAAAAATCAGTAACATTAGATAATAAACATAATGAGATTGTAGAAACATTTCAAGAACAAGAAGAAATCGATATACCAAAAATAAATGAAAAAATTAAAACTTTAAAAAAGGTTATAAAACATAAAAAAATATCTTTAACGACTAAACTAGAAATCGAAGATAAAATTAAAGATTTAAAAAGAGAGAGAGAAGAATTGAAAGAAAAAAAGAAAGAATATTTCTTGGAAAATTCGTCCTTAATATTTGATTATTTTGAGACAAAAAAAAATATTGCCAATGAACCGACACAAACAAAAGTATTAGATAGTTTTTTTAAGATTAAAAGTGAAACCAGCAATGAAGATAGCAAAAATAACCAAAAGACACAAACACTAGTGAATAATTATTTATCAAATTTAGATGAAAACTTTATTAATATGGAACATTACACATATAAGGAAAATTTATGTTATTATTGCTATAAAGGTGAACTTATACCTATAGATGATGAAGGTATTCTAGTTTGTAACCAATGCTCGAAACATATTTCCCATTTAATAGAAAATGAAAGACCATCTTATAAAGAACCACCAAAGGAAGTTTGTTTTTACGCATACAAACGAATTAATCATTTTCGTGAAATATTGGCTCAGTTTCAAGCAAAAGAGACAACGCAAATACCTGATAAAGTAATTGATGATATCAAAAACCAAATAAAAAAAGAACGTATTGATTTAAAACATATTACAAACAGCAAGGCCAAAGAAATACTAAAAAAGTTGGGTTATAATAAATATTATGAACATATTCCTTTCATAAAAGATATTATCGGAATTCGACCACCTGTAATGAGTCCTGAATTAGAAGATACTTTGTGTAATCTATTTATGGATATTCAATCACCATATGCAAAATTTTGTCCTGATGATAGAGTAAACTTTTTAAATTACTATTATACTGTTTATAAGCTATGTGAACTATTAGATCAAAAACAATTTTTACCTTTTTTCCCAATGTTAAAAGACCGCGAAAAAAGAATAGAACAAGATGTAGTATGGAAAGAAATATGCAATGAACTTGATTGGGAATTTATACCAACAATTTGATTATATTTTTTTATTGTATTTTGCAACCTTTCGTGTTCCATATTTGTGTTTTTTTCGGGCTTTTAATGCATTTTTATACGCCTTACCTGTTTTCTTGCAACCATTTTGTAAAATATGGAAATCGATTGCGGCTGATTTTCCACCTGTAATAGAACTTGCCAAGCGTGCATATCCCCATGAATGGGCAGTTTGATTAGGTCGGGAACCAGAAGAAAAATACGCACCCTGCCCTTTTTTTACAATAGCATCTAAAGCATTAATGCTACATCCGGTTTTTGAAGATAATTCTTTTGATGGCATTACATTTGAAATTTTGTACATTTTTTCTGCTTTTAAAATGTGTCCTGATTTTTTTGAAGTAAATGATTTTACTTTTTTGCGTGTAAAATATTTGCCCTTTTTGTATAATTTGCGTGATTTTTTTAATTGTTTTTCTTGTTGCCCTTTATCTTTTTTAGATAATCGGTCGGGAATATATTTTTTAGGAACATTACGTTTAGGCATGTACTAATATATAAAAATAAAATAATATTTTATATTTTAGAATATTCTGAGTTGAACCTTTCGCCTTTTATCCAGATACATTATATATGATTCGGTTACCAACCGAAATAATAGAACACATATATTCATTTGATTCTAGATATCATGATTTATATAATATTTGTATTGATGAAATGAAAGCTAAGTGGAAAAAAGAACACGATGATTATGTAATTTGGCGTTCACATTGTTAATATTAAACATATTCTTTAGCAAGATCTTTATAATTAGGTTCATTGGTTTCTAATTCCTTTTCTTTTTTAATCCATGTTAGCAATTTCAGATTATTATTATACATTCTTTCTTTGTTAACAATGACATATTTATTGCGCTGTTTAGTATCCATAATGATTTCAAATTGTGTAAACAAATCCTGCTTGTTTTTAACAATTGGTAAGAAATCTTTTTCCATTTTCTTTTTAAATTCACACCATTCTTCGAATCGTTTAATTGGATCCTGGTGTAACCAAAGTTCATGGTAACGCCATTGCTCTAAAACATCGATTCTATATTTGATACTATTTTGTAATAATGAGTATTGTTCTCTTAAATTGTGGATTTTCTCTTTTTGTTCATCTAATTTATAAAATTTTGAAATAGATAAAAGTAGACTTGTGTATGTAGAAATTACAATCGATACCACAAAGGATATTTCTTCACTAATAGAGAAAACAGCTTTAGTAGCTTGAATAAAACCGGAAAAGGTAGAAAAGAAAATAATAGATGTTTGAAAATAAGATATCCACATAAAAAGTGTATCGTAATTTAAATCTAATAAACGTTTATTGCGAACACATTCGTCTAATATTTCAGCGTTATAATGTTCCATGGAATTATATTCATGTTTAAAAATAACAAATTCATTACATTCTTCGTACTCTGGTATTGAGTCTTCTGTTTGTTGTGCATTATTTATTCGCTGGGTTACATGTAAATTATCATTTATATCAGTTGTTCCAATAATCTCATTATTTGCAATATCTTGATTATTTGTATTATTTTCTTCAGACGCCATATACATTTATATGGAAAAAAAAACATATGATTAAAAATATAATGCAAAATAAAATAGATGATGATAAATATAAAATATTATTAAGAAATTTGCCTTTAGAAATGAATAGATATATTTTTGATTATATACCTAGTTTGCATTGCAGTCGATGTTATAAAAATTTAATAAATTACAATATTTGTTACATTCACTACTTTATTAAAATTAAAAATAGGCATTTTTGTAGTTATTATTGCGCATTTAAATATAAATATAATGAATACATATTTTTAGTTCAATGGAATTTTCTTTTTGTTGTATTAAAAATAAATATACTAATTGGATATCTACTTGTAATAAGCTATATATTACTTCATATGTTTATAATTTTACTTTTTAATATAGTAAAAATGTTTATCTTGTATACATTTTGAAAACTATAGCATAGCTTAAATATTATTATATTTAATACAAATCAAATATAATACAAATCAAATATTTTCATCTAAATTAGTTCTTAAATTATCTCATTCTTGGGAATCCTACCAAGTTAGCACCAATACCGAATCCGGCACCAGAGCGAGCACTTACGGCCATGGAAGGAATATAGGTATCAAGAATACTGAATGTAGCAGCAGCTGTTAACGCAATAAGAGCGATTTCTTCTACATTCAATGCTTTTTTGGGGATAGCGTAAGCGGCTAAAGCAACCATCAAACCTTCGACTAAATATTTGATAGCGCGTTTAAGAAGTTCTCCTAAATCAAACATTTCCATTTATAAATAAAAGGCAGAAAAAAAAATTATTATGAAACAAAACTTAAATAGTTTCTTAATATACTATTATATGAGTCTGTCTAAAGAATCTCAACCAAAAGAAACAAAAAAATATGTAGATTTGTTAGATGAAGACCAGCCTATTTCAGGTCAAAAATTCGCGTGCATTTCATTTATTTCGCCCGAAAATATTGTGAAACAAAAAGAAATGTTTATGTTTGAACAATTTCTAAAAAATTATGATTATATTCAATCAATGGAAAAATTCCAAGGCTTCATGCAATTTATTTCTTACAAATATAAATTGAATAACGACAATTTAATGTCTGACCTCGAAGAATTTGTTAAAGATGAAAGAGGTACATTGATGTCTAACACACTAGAAGACCAGTTTAAAAATTTCATTGATAAAAATGAAGAAAATTTGGAGGGTGAATTTTCTCGTTTGCATCATTTCCAAACATCTACACGTGGAATTAAAGTACGTGGTGTGTTTTCAAGCCAAGAAGAAGCGGAAATGAGATGTAAAATGCTGCGTGAAATTGACCCTAATCATGATGTATATGTTGGACCAATTGGTATGTGGATGCCTTGGGAACCTGAAGCATATAAAACAGGACGCGTTGAATATTTGGAGGAAGAACTTAATAAACTAATGCATGAAAAATTTGACAACGAAAAGGGTGCTAAATTAGAATTTGAAAAACGTGTACGTGAAGCCAAAGAAAAAGCACTCGAAGAAAATAAAGAAAAAGCTGATAAAACCGGTAATGTTCTTACGCAAACAATGAATAAAGATGGTAAACTTGTCAACGTTCGTGAAGTGGACTATGATGCCATTCCTGACGAAGCTGTAGTAATGGAACCAACAAAAAATAAATTACCGCAAACAATGGCAAATAACGAAATCCAAAATGTAGTGTTTGATGCTCCTAATATTGATACAAAAAAAAATGATTAAATCTAATGTTTAATTATAATAATTTAATTCTTATAAATTATTATATTTTAATGCTAATTATCTTATATTTCTGTTAATATAATTAAGACCCATTCTACTAAATTTATCACTCATAGCGTTTGATGTAACCTTAAAAATATTGCGATACTTACCATATTTTTTCTTTTCTTTTTCTTCTTTTTCTTTTTTTTCTTCCTCTTCTTTTTTTTCTTCCTCTTCTTTCTTTTCTTTCTCTTCTTTCTTTTCTTTATCTTCTTTTTCTTGTTCTTGTTCTTGTTCTTGTTCTTGTTCTTGTTCTTGTTCTTGTTCTTGTTCTTGTTCTTGTTCTTGTTCTTGTTCTTGTTCTTGTTCTTCTTCTTGTTCTTGTTCTTGCTCTTGCTCTTGTTCTTGTTCTTGTTCTTCTTCTTGTTCTTGTTCTTGTTCTTGTTCTTGTTCTTGTTCTTGCTCTTGCTCTTGTTCTTGTTCTTGTTCTTGTTCTTCTTCCTTTTCTTCTTTATCTTTCTTTTTCTTCACAAAAGAACTTTGTAGTAATGAAGGGTTTTCAACATTATTTTTAGGTATAATGCCAAAATTTCCAATACCCATATGGCTTAATATGGAAGAAGAAACTATGTTGTTTGAAGAGTCTAAAGAAACGCCAGATACTTTATTAAATTCTTGAATAAGTTCTTTTGTTATTTTAAATACGCCATTATTAGTAATGTATATATATTCATTACTTTCAAAATCAAATTCATTTATATTATCATTTATTTCGCCAGGCGTAGTAATGATTGTGTTGTTTTTAATTCTAAGAACAGATACGTATGGAGTTTCTAATATATTAAAACTTCCTTTTAATAATTTCATAAATTCAACATCACTTACATCATAATAACGATCGCAAGTATCACTATCTATTTGTAAAAATCCGGTTAACCCATATAATGTTCTAGATTCAGTCAATGCGCGTTTTGTGGCATTTGATTCCTTTGAAGCACTATTGAATACTTTACTAGCTAATAATGCACAATCGAAACTTAATAAACTATTTAATGACCATGGAATATCTTCACCAGTAATTTTTTCTAATCTAGAAATAGTATCTGTATTACTACCATTATATGTATAAAAAGACAAACCATGTTTTAATGCGGTATCATATTGTTGTTTGTTTAATTTTCTAAAATCGTAATTTTCAGCATTTGTTATTTTTTCTACATGTTTAATTTGTTCACTTGATTCGGGCGAATTAAATACAGACAAACTATCTAATAGTTTACCAGCATTTCTATTAAAAAGAATACTATATATGTGGGCAGGTTTATCATTCTTAGCTACGATATCTGTAATCATGTTATCCATTTGTTCAGTTGTATAAAATGAAAAGCTAGAACCTTCGGCAGCTTCATTTAATTGTTTAAAATTATTGTAAAATGGAATTCCATATGCATCATTTTCATAAATAACAAAATTGTGTTTGTTCAAAAAATCAGATTCTGTTGCTAATGTAATAAATGAACTAATTTGTAAATTATCATTGGTAATCATACGTAATATATTTTTATTACGAGGGATAGCGGTAAGTTTGCCATTTTTTACTATGCGAAATTCTGGTGCAGTACTACTAGTACTTATAATCATGCGATCACTCAGAACTATATCCGGATTATTATTCAAATAATCATTTACAAGGCCTAAACGCGAAGAACGAACATTAAATACAAAGGCTTGAACTCCTTTATTATAGCCTTTTAGAAATTCATCTACAATAGTGTCGTTATTTATATAAACATGTTCTAGATAAAAATCCTTGAATTTAGAGATAACATCGATAAAAATTTTTACATGGGCATCTGAATTTTCAATATTACTAAATAAAAGAATACGAGTTTTATTAATATTTTCTACTCTATCCTCCAAACCTTCGATTTTATCAAGCAATGCTTGTTGATTAGAATAGACATTGTTGACAAAATCTTGTATTGGGCCTAATAATGTTTCAGCATTTAAATTATCTTGCGTTATTTCAACTTCATTATTAGAAGTAGATGATGTAAATTGAATCCTGGGTATTTTCTTTAAAACATTTGTTTTAGAAACATTCGCAGTGGTGAATTGTAGTTTAACCATTATGTAATTGAGTTATATTTTATTTTTTAACAAAAATATTATTCCATATCTTTAAATTATTCCATGGCTGTTATTCTTATAACGCACTAATGGTATTTCAAAATCACCAGTATTTGTACCTATAATAACCTTTTTATTTTCTTCATATGGAATTGTATGTAATATATATTCAAAATTATCACTATTAACATTTTTACCATCTAAAGACGTAACAGAAACTCCTAATTCATAAGGTATATTCAATGAAGTATTCACCGCATTCCAACCTTCTGAAAAAGTTACACGTGACTCATGGTCTATTGTTCTGTTTTGATATATTTGTATATTAATTCCACTTGTTTTTAATTGATCAATATTACCAGTTTCACCAAAACCTGTTAATTTCAATGGTTTTTCTGTAGTTAGACCAGAATATTCTTTTACATTAGTTAAAGCATTTGACGAACGTTTAAAATAAGGAAATAGCGAAGGTACACCAGCACTAAATGGATATACTGATGTCGAATATCTACTTTTTCTACCATAATACCAAGATGGTTTAGATTGGTGTTCATAAACAAAACTATTAACAACTATAAAATTAACTTCACTTTCTTCTGATTTCATTTTATCATCATTTTTTGGAATATGACCACTGACTAATCCCAACGGATTTATAAAAGGGTCATCTGCAAATAATTTATCAATGTTATCATTATTTTCACTTACTAAATACACTATAATATAGCTATTATAATAACCCGTATCTTCATTATACTCGGTGAATTTACTTTCGTAATATTTTGGGTTGTCGTAGCCAAGAAAAACCACACGCGGACCTCTGTTTTTATATTCACCAAAAAGTTCTTCTGCAAATAAAAAATTTGTTTTTTCTTTTGATTTAATTAACATTGTAAAGGCATCAAATATAAATGATGCTCCTAAGAATGAACGTGTATAGTAATTAGTGTTATTCATATTAAATATACACGATGCATATTGACTACCGGTTATTTCTTTGTAATATCCCCTTTCATTTTGACTATAACCAGATTGAAACAAATCCATCATAAAATATTTGCTTAAACTAGAACTGACATAAAAATACATCTTTCCTGTTCTTTCATTAATAGCAACAACCGATAATTTAGTCGGGTCATCCTTTTTTATTTTATTGATGCGGTTATTATATCTTCCTTCTATACCATTTATATTAGTGATTTTTGATGAAATTTTTTGTTGCTTTAAAAAGTTAATAATACCATCACACACATTAACTATTCCACTATTTCCACCTGTAACATCTAGTGAATTAATAAAACCAACAAATTCATTGTTTTTATTTACAACAGGATTACCACTATCACCCAAACGCGCAGGTAAATTAGTAATAATTTCACCAAGACGTGATGGATATAATATAATATTATTAGGTGTAATTTCGTAATATTGTGCATAACCAATTGGGTCAAGTCCTTGACCTTTATCTACACGATAATGGTCTGTTGCCATATTTTTGATTACTTTACCTTCACATTTATGATTTCCACAAAAAGCATATATCAACTCATTATTTTTAATTGTATCAGCACATTCTAAATAAATAAAGTCATCTATTTTCGAATTAGATATAGCAACATAGTATATTTGAACATCTAATTTATCAGAATATCCAACTGGAGTTAATACAACACTTTCATAAGTGCCATCTTTCTTCGCCAATCTAGCTGTTTCATTAATACCATCTATCTGTACACTTCTCATACTTTTACTTGGACGAGCCTCATCATATTTCATAGAATATTTAACACCTTTCGGCATCACCTGTGATGGATGACATTTTTGAATTCGCCCATCATTGTGCAAATCAAATTGTATTAGGTTTTCAACTCCATTTTTGAATTTAAATATTGTCATAGAATGGTCACCACTTGACAAATATTTAATTTGTTCGGCAGTTTTTTCCAATTCCCAAAAAGGATAAACACTCCATGAACCTCCAAAACTGAAATCAGAGCTTCCTACTTCTGTATCTATAAACCCCATGAATTCTAGTTCAAATGGATTTTGACGTGTTTCGTATTCTAAATCATTCGTAAAATTGTTTTTATCATATTTTTTATAAGTTATTTTTTCTGCTTGAATACCGGAGTTATAATTTGAACCAAAAACCCAATCTTCAAATTCATTATTATTTTTTCCAAATAAATCAATATTATTTGCTACATATTGGTTATGATTGCGTGTAGGAAAAGGGTTTTGAATATCTTGAACATGATACAATTGTAAATGTTCATGTTGATTATCATAATATATTCTAAGTATAGGAACTCTATTTATATATCTAACATCATCATTCTGATGTTCATCAGATATTACCATATATCTTTTATCACTTGTAAACCAAGCTTGATGATAATATCCGCCACCTGCAATTATTAAAGAATGTATTTTTTCTATTTTATTTAAATTTGTTACATCATATATTGTATAATCATCACCAGTTGAACCAATTGCAATAAAGAGTAGTTCTTTTGTTTTGTTCATCGGAATACCCAAAAGAGCATGTTGCTCTGATCTGTTATATGATTCGACAACTATATCATGCAAATAATTTACAGGAAAATCTATAATAATCGACTTAGGTACTGGTTGCAAATGATTTTCTTTCAAATCATAACATACACCAGTTGAAATTTTATCACCATTATCTAATACAACCTTCATCCCTACATTGTATAAAATTCCTTGCTCTTCATTTATATATACATCGTGTGAACCAGTTGTAGCACCTATTTCCACAATTTTATTGTCTTCTAGTTTAAATGGTTTTTTACTATCATCAAAATAATCATATGTCACAACTGCTTTTTGATTGACCAACAAAGGTTTTAAATCGATTGCCAATAATCTTCCTTTCGATTCTTTTGTGAAATAGCAGGATAACTTACGTTCGGGATTGAATATTGTTACATGTGCTGTTATATCTTGAGGTAAACTATATGGGTTTTCGTCTAATGCATCATTATTTACCAAGACAATATTATGGCAATGATAGCCATGTTGCCAATTAAAATCGGTTTTAATTCGAACGCGAATATCTACAGAATCACTATGTTCATGATTCATTAAATGTGGATGCATCATATCCATAGGTAATTCCGAACTCATTTTTTCATCACTTAATACTTCTAATACTTTACCATAAACAATGATAGGCTCTTGTAATTCGATTGTTTCTCCATTGTAGATACGCTTTACGACGAAGAATTTAATTAAACTATTTCGCATTATCTTTTTCGAAGCATTTATTTCTTTAAAATTTAATGTCATGGTCGTAACATCATATGTTTTTACATCTCCCCATGCATTTTCTACGTTTCCAGCAATAAACTGAATAGGATGGCAAAAATGTTTTCCACTTGTTACTCTTGAATCACCATCCATTTTATAAATAACCATACCTTTTGTAGTAGTAACTAAAGAAAAATATTCATCTATCAAACGTTCACCATCAAATGTTTTATTAACGAATCCCCATACATCACTTCCAATACCTACACCATGAGGATATACATTTTCTACAAAATCTTTGTCTTTTTCATCAAATTTTAATAACATTTCTGTTGAACCAAAATCAAAATCATATAATGGTTCAAAATTTTTGTAAGTATATTGTGTTACTGGATTGTAAATAGATTTTTTTGAATTATGATGTGCAGACGTAATAATAAATAAACCATCGTCTTTTTTAATAACTGATGCGTTTATTTCATAATTTCTTGAAAAGCTATGGTCGTAACTTAAAAATTTATTTGTTGTGGCGGATGCAACATTTAAATCGGATGAATTTTCTGTATTTGAACGAGTTTCAAACACTACTCTACTTTTTTTTAGAATATCGTCTTTATTTATTTTAATGTGCTTAATATCATCATCGTCTAAAATAACAGGTTTTTTCTCTTTCAATAACGATTTTTTTAAAATCGGTTTACGAGTCCGAATATTAAATTGCATCTAATATATAATATATTGTGATAATTATTTAAAATTATTTAAAAATATTTTGTCATCATATTTCCTTTACGTTTAAATCCGCATTTATTATAAAAAATAACATTGTCATCGTCGCAATCTAGAATAATTTTATAACAATTATATTTTTCAGCAAATCGAATACAATATTCTATCATTTGTTTACCTAAACCTTTACCCTGTTGTTTATTAGAAATTATAACATCTTCTATATGTGCTACTTTTCCAAAATTATGTATTAATTTAGTTTCTATAAAACAACTAGCAGAACCAACTACAATATCATTGTATTCCATAACAAAAATATGATTATTTTTTTCTTTCTGCTCCTGAATGTAATTTTGATAATCATTATGATTAATTAAACTTGGTTGAATAGCATATGATTCGCTGTACAATTCCAAATGTTTTTTGTAATAATCATTTTCATTAACTTCACGAATAATAATTTCTTCACTCATAAATAGTAAATAAATTATTACTTAAATGTTTTTTACCATTTTGTTTTTCTTACATTTATTTTAGGACCAGCTGCCTTTCTTCTAGAACTATTTGGGTCATATGTTTCTTCTTCATCATCGGAACCCATATTTTTAGATATTTCCCAAAACTCTTTAGAACCCAATTTAAATTCACCATGCGCATCAGCTTTATACCAAAAAATTTGGTCTTGTAGTTTGTTTGATTTTGAATTATTATTAATCACTAAACATTCGTAATTTTCAGTACATTGGTCCATTACTTGACAAAATGATTCAAATGTTGGAAACATACCTGCATAATTTTCATAAATACGCTTGCGATTTGCAATATAAGGTTCACGCAAAATAAATACATAATCAATATTTGTTCTTAAATTTGGTGGAATACCTAAAGGATATTGCATGGTAATAATAAGCATTACTTTCCAATGACGACCATTCATGAAAAGTAATCTCATCATTTTGTCTTTCGACCAGCTTGCATCATATAAACAATCATCTAATATCACAAATGTTCTAGGGTCAATTGTTGAACGTTTATACATTTCCATGTCTTTATTCATTTGTTTAAGAACCTGCTTTTGTCTTTTTAAAATGTTTTCAATAATTACTGTATTGTATTCGTTATGAATAAATAATTTAGGCACATGTTTACCATAAAATCCATTTCCTTCCTCAGTTCCAGAAATAACAGTACCTAAAGGTATATCTTGTTGATAATATAACAAATCTCTAACTAAAAAACTTTTACCTGTATCACGTCTTCCAATCAAAACTATAACTGGACCTTTGTTTTCATTGGGCTTAAATGAAATGTTTTTCATATCAAAACGTTTTAGTTCTAAAGTCATATTATAAACATTTAATATAATAAATCTAATATTTATTCGAATAAAAATATTTATTTAATTAATAATTAGTTTAAATATATCCATTAATTTAAAATTATATACCAATGGAAATTGGTTACTCGAAACATAACAACGAAGAATTATTTAATGATTTAGAAAATGAAAATTTTTGCAATTTAGAAAATACACAAAATTATATACCTATTTATAAAGAATTTTTTGATTTAAATAAAAAGAATTATAAAAATGTAAATTTTGATTCTACTTCTGAATTTAAAAAAATAAAGGATAAAATCACCTACAATAAGTATATTATCGAAGTAGAAGATGAAAAAACTAATAAAATTAGCGAAAAACAATGCTATTGCAAATTTGCCCCACTTATTGATCCAATTAAATATATGATGGGAAAATACAAGAATATCGACGAAAATGAATTTTATAAACTTCCATATATCGATGAAAAAAAAGATAACGTTTTAGAAAAGTATGATTTTATACATAATGTGGCATACGTTGATGCTTTATTTTCGTATTTATCAAGTAAAACAAAAGATAAAGGTTTTGTTCACGCCAATAGATATTATGGTATGTTTTTAGCAAATCAAAAAAATTTCAAAATAAATGTAGAAGATGATTTAGAATACATGTTTCAATCTGAATTTTTTCACAATAATAAAAATACATTGTTCGAAATAGAAAATAATAATTCTTTATTTGCAAATCGCTCATTTAAATATAAAAAACCCATTGTGATTAAAGATTCCGAAATACAATTAGATGTAGAAGATTTTCCAAATGATATTATTAATACAATTTTCAAAGATTTGCCAAACGACATATCATCGCAATTTGTAAATATAAATCAAGATTTATCAGCATCAATGATGGACGATATGGTATATGAAAATATTGAACATACCAACAAAAATAATGATAACAACTCCGAAGACGATAATTCAAGTACATGCAGTAGTTCTTCTTCTGTAACGAATAATACTTACGAAAATGACGAAATGAATGAAGAAAATGATGATGATAATGATGATAATGATGATAGCGAAAGTGAATGCAGTAGTGAATCAAGTGATGATGAAGAAGAATCATTTGCTATTATCAAAAAATATCCTGTATTGGCTATCTTTACCGAGTGTTGTGAAGATACACTAGATAATTATATGATGGACAATGAAATATCTAATAACGAATGGAAATCTATTTTATTTCAAATCATCACTATTTTACATTATTATCAAAAAGAATTCGCATTCACACACAACGATTTGCATTCTAGTAATATTGTTTTTGAATACACGAGCGAAACACATTTCCATTACGAAATCAACAATAAAAAATATAAAGTTCCAACTTATGGACGTATTTTCAAAATAATCGATTTCGGACGTTCTATTTTTACAATAAATGGCAAACGTTTTTGTAGTGATAGTTTTAGCAAAGGTGAAGATGCGGATACACAATATAACACCGAACCTTTTTTTAATGAAGACAAACCAAGAATCGAACCAAATTATAGTTTTGATTTATGCCGTTTTGGTTGTTCCATGTATGACTTTTTTATTGACCATGTAGATGATGAAGATGATA